ACCCACGACTTTACCATCCAACAGAGCCGAATAACCTTTGAAGCTCTTATTCCATTGGTCACCATAGAACTCTTTCGCATGTTCCGTCGTAGCATAACCTATATTAAGTTTAGACTTTTTCATTTGTATTCCATCCGATAACCAACGCCAGTAATGTACATGGTCTGGGAGCGGTTGCCCTCAAACACACCCTTAAGTCGGTGTCCCAAGCCCCTGGAAACGCAAAGGACTCTTCATCATATGTTTCCCATACCTCATCATCATCTACAACAGCCCCATCCTCACGGGCGGGCAGGTCATCAAGATTATCAAAATCAGGCCCGTATGTTACCCCCTGTGCATGAGTATCTGCCATTAATAATCCGATCTGAGGGATCATTTTCTTCTGGAGCAACGAACTCCCATGTGCTGTAGCTAACGCAGGTTTAGCACTCTTGAAGTCAGCGTTATATGTTAAACCCACACAAGCCCAAGTCACCGCCTCAGACAGTGTGATCTCACCGGAAGCGACCGTATACGTGCCGAGATCCTTCGTATTGCCCCACGCAATAACCGATTCACCTTCAAGATGGTCAAGACCTGTAATTGTATCGGTAGATACACCCGAATAAATAATATGGGAGTCGGCAAGCTTACTTGTGGCACCACCTTTATTTTCACTCTCAAGGGTCCACTTCTCCCAAAACCGTTTGGTAGCCCCACCGATTGTCCGATTGACAAGATAATATACCTCATCTTCAGTATCCCCCGGTAACACAAGAGCGTCCTCAACCAAACCGGTGGCCCCAGGGGTTTCCACTAAAACCCAACATTTAACATCCTCAACTTTATCATAGACCATTAACGCAACCGTACCGTCGCTGCGAACACAATGAATGCGTGTATCCGGTTGACGCTGAACGACCAATTTAATAATGGAAGGTTCGCCAACTTCGGGGACAATGGCGGTTAAATCAACACTGCCATAATCATAACTGACCGTATCAAACCCGATATCATAAACCCGTATACCACTTGCTTGAACGAAAATAACCTGGTTATCGACTTTAACCGCCGCTACAGCAGCACTACCCTGAGTTACGACGTCTTTGATAGTCAAATTATCTCTGGTCAAAGGTTCGTCCAGGTTAGATGATCTCACCGCTTTAACAGCGGCATCACCGCCAAGCAGAAGTGCCTTACCGGACGATAACCAATTAATGGTATCAACCGGTCCCTGACCGATGCTGCGGTTAATGGGAGCAGCGTCACCCTCATAGTCAGGGTCATAATCATAGAACGAGTCGGATACCGAACCCCATAGCTTATCTTTACCGGCCCAGAATAACCGACCTTCATGAAGTGCTACAGAAGTGGGGTACCCTCGTTTGTTGGACCACTCCCCTTCGGCCCAATCCGATGATACGACCGAAAGGGTGCCGAAATTTTCCAAGGTCACTGCTGACGCTGATACAGTACTGGCAACAGCCGTTATCCTGCATACGCCTGTAATCGACCCTGATTCAATTAAAAGATCTAAATCGGCAGTATCGGTACCATAGTCACCTGTCTTAATACCAAGTCGATAATAGACCGTCTGATTGTCAAGTTCATCATCGTAAGTCTCAACCGTATCTATAACCCATTGTTTAACATCAGCCCAGTTTCCAGGTTCTAAAACAGACCTTTGAAGGGTCATGGTTGAGTCAGTACGGTCCGCTATGGTAATTGTAAATATTCGAGAGTTCCCAATGCCGGTAACCTTTATGGAGTCTGTCCAGGTGTTCTCGGCAGCTACATTTGTGGCGGTAACATTTTGCACGGTTGAACTGACACTGAATAATGCACCGATATGATCTGATTCAAATAAAGCGTTGGATGCAGTTAATGTGACATCACCGTTTAAAGCATCCGGTAAAATAGTGGTTGTCCCTAAATTCTGCGTTAAGAATGGACCCTGGTTTGCTTCGTAATTTACCCAGGACCATGACCGGGTACTTCGTCTCTCTACCTTGGTCTGCTGTTTACCGCTGCAGGCAATAAAAATTATATCCCCGGACTGATCATACCGGAGGTTCGCCAGGTCATCAGCATCTCTGGCGGTGCCGATCTCAACATTACCCACCGCTTCCACGTTCACATCGCCCAACAAAACCGTGTAACTTTCCCGTGATTGTATCCTGATCCAGAAGTTACCGGTCGGTGTAAATGACAAAGAGTGAGTTCCGGTACCAAGAGAATACCCGAAGTAGGAGTCAGTTCCCTGAGCGGAACCTATTTTAACTTCAACCGGCCCCCTGCCGACAGTTAACCTCAAGGCATGTTCGACACCCTGGTCACCCGCTGCTACTGTAACCTCTAGATCCTGCATACAGTACGCAGTGCCTGTACTATTCCCGATCATCGCAAGAGAACCAGCAATCCAACTGGATGTCGCACCGGCCTCATCGGAATCAACCCAATCCGACAAATCGGCAGCAAAATCACCGTTAGTCACAGCGCTGGCAACCGAAGGTCTGGTGAGTATCGTATCATCGATACGGATACGCATTGTATTAGCGGTAAACTCAAGAACCGCTTTATCATCATTAGCAAATACAAAAGGCATATGAACTGCCGCAGCATGTGATTTAGTGGCACCCTTATAAGCAAGACCGGGGCGCAACATTGCGGAACCCAGAACCCTCGGTATCCAGTTGGTTTGGATCTCAGCGGAAAGCGCTGTTCTTTTAAGATCAATACGACCAAGGCCGAGTACCGATAACAACCCCCGGTTAAAGGTCAAATGAGCATGATTATCTTTTTGACTCATCCTATCAACCTTCCTCGGTAACCTCCGTCATGCCGTCTGCCGTATCCACTACCACGGGCTAACCTAAACCGTCCGGGAGGCATGAACCGTGTTGGATCATTCCATGCATCCTTGGACCGGGCGTCAGTAAGAAGTTTTTTCATCTCAAATTTCTTCTCTTCCTCTTTAGATTTACTCTGCGTCAGTTTCCAAATTATCTGACACCCGAACCATGCTTCTGTGTATCGGGTAAAACTCGATGGCCATAAAGAATAATCCGTACCATATGATCCTTCATTTGATACGATCTTGACATATATCTCATCAAGGTCGCAAAACCAGAACCCTGCCTCGTCAATATAACGAAGCAATGGCGTGGTGAAAAATTCATCAGAACATACCCCACAAACTCTGACAAAATCCGAAGGTTTTTCAAACGCTCTACCGTATCCAAATGAAGGGGTAATTCCTGGAGAATACTCATATTTAGCAGACCGTATCGCAAAATTCCACTGTCCATGCTCAAGGACAGTGTTAATACCGTCCCGGTCCCATACACCGTCAAGCAACCTTCTGGATTCAACGGTATCTGTCAGCGCCGAAAGCTGCCTCGCTCCTATAAATAGCAACGCCCCGTTATAAATAGATAGTTTGTTTACATCGGATATAGCCATTTTATGTGGTGTCCTTTGTGTGGTTTGCAAGCCATGCTGCGGCAGACTTCTGGTCATCATGACCCTTAGACAGTATCTCACCGTCCTTTTCCACCCGCCACTTGTGTGACCCGGCCCATTTGACAATATAACCGTCCTTACTCAACGACTCATTGTCTTTGATTAAAACCTGATGCCTGAGCAACACAATTTTGGCCCAGTTACTTGAGGCGCCTATTACAAAAAACTCCGCAAAATAATGCCTGTCTTCAGGAACCGCTTCAATCCGATCTCCTGCCCGAAAACTCCGGGCAACATGCGCCCAGTAGTTAGGGTCCAGAAGATCCTCAATTTTACATGAGATATCCGGTTTAACCTGCCATACATTTCTTGCCAATGCCACTTCTTCTACCATTGTAGGTTTCTTAACTGCCTGTGTCATAATTACCCCCAAGGTGCTGGAGGGACCGGAAGCCCCTCCAGGGTATCCTTTGTTTAAATGTTATTAATCTTGCGTGACAGCCGCTCTAATCGATGTGGTACTTTCCACATAATGCATTCTGGTCGTAACAGTGCCACCTGTGGCACCGATAACGATCATAACGTCACCTGCAACCAGACCTCTATCGGCACCGTCGGAAAAGTAATCATCCACATCGACAACACCAGTAGTGGTGTCAGTAGTGCTGTACAACCAAAGAGCGGGACCGTCCCCCGTCCTCGGAATCAAACAATCGAGTGATGCTCCTGTATAAGCCATTTTATATCTCCCTTATAACTCGTTAAAATGTTATAGCCAAACCATCACCGCTTACGCAGTGGCTGCAAAGGCCGAACCGTCATGACGAATCTGAACTACACCGGTATTCTGAAGCAGCGCAGACCCCATGTAAGTGGAACAACGGGCATATGAATAATCCTGCTCGTTGTCATAACCTACCCCAGTCATAATGGATTCTTTGTTACAGGCGTGACCGATAGCATCCTTGTGATACATCAGGCATATTTCACCGTTGGTACCGGCTCCCGTCAGGTTCGGATGGACGATAAAATTAATACCCGCCCAACGGAACATGGTCATGGCGTTCTCAAACGGTTTGTTATTGACATAATCAGCAGACGCAAACTCCACTAACTGCATCAGATATGCCTCAAACGCCGGGGTGATAAGGCAACCAATATTCCCGTCATACGGAACATAGGCGTTACCCAGGATGGCCTTGGCCTTCATCACGAGGGCCAGGGACGCTGTAGCCGCTGCAACACCGGCAAACTGGGTACTTGTTTCCAGGGCAGTGATAACGTCATCGTCGATCTTACGGTTAACCACAGCCATCGTGGTCATCTGCATGATCTCACGCTGTTTGCCTTGACCGGCATAAATGTTAAACTGATTTTTCCGAACCAGGTCATGCCACTCTGCAAGAGTCGCAGACGTCTGGGTCAGGCTATCAGCACGAGCAGGGATAAGGCCATTGGCACCACGGGTCTTGGCAGTTGCGGAACCGGAACCGGCGGTAAGAAAGACCGCTGTGTTACCGTTGACTTCTGCCTCAGTGGTCACCGTCTTACGAACCAAAGATACCCTCTGCTCAAACTTTTTGATAAACTCTTGTCGGTATAAAGTTTGAAAAGCATTCTCAGCCATTTTGTGTCTCCTTATAAGTTAAAATTTACACTTAGTCAGGGTGTCCAAAATAGCATTTCAGGGGTATCAGTGTGACAACCACTGAGCCGTCCGTGCCATAAATGGTGCCAACGGTCGTGTGGGTTAAAATACGTTACTACACTCCATCCATTATTGCAAGTTATTTCTCAGGGATACCATCCCTTGCCGCTACAAGTTTCAGATATCGCTCCTGATCTTTCCCTTGCAACGAACCCTCTTCCATCTTTTTATCAAGAGCCTCTATTTCAGCTATCATACCCTCATGTTGCTTGGTTCCTGATCCCGGTACCAACGCACCGAGGGGATTAGCCGCACGAGCTTTAGCCACAAATCCCCTAATGATCCCCGGATGGTTGGCAAGGGGCGTGCCGTCAGCAAGTCGTGCCCCGGTGATCAGTTCGGCAATACCTTCTTCAAAATCACCACCAAGATAATTAGCCATCAAATTACGGTTAGCCTGGTATTCCTGTCCCCATTCCGACCGCAAGGTTTCCTCTACCTGTCCCTTGTGTACCATATCGGCATCATGTCGGGCCGCCATGGCGTTCTCCTGGCTCTGGTAATACCAGTTGAGGCCGTCCGTGACCTGTTGCTGAGTGTAATTACCGGCATGAGCAGCTTCAAGAAAACCGCCAACCAGTTCTTTATCCTCGTCACCGATAACCATACCCTCACCCAAGGTCAGGTCATATCCCTTGGCTTCTTCAGGAACGCCCATATCCTTACGATACTGAGCGATCTCCTCGGGCGTAGCGTCCTTACCCGGAACCTTAACCAGGCCACCCGCCGATATCTTATTCTGGGCGCTAATCATGGCGTCTATTGCCGCCCTGGGAGATGCGTACCGGGCCATACGGGTCATCATTTTCTCTTTGGTGGCATCGTCCAGCGGTTTACCGGCCTTATCGGTCAGTTTATCAACGTACCGTTCTTTCCAATCGTCGGGCCAGTAGCCTTTGGCTGACGCAGCCTTCAGTTCGTCCAGAGCCGTCTTAGCACCATCCCGTATTTCCGTGGCATATAAGACCGCTACCTCATGTTCCTTAAAAGCGGTCTTGAGATCTTCGTTCCCTTCGTCCGCTTCATAAGCCGTTTTGGCGGTAGTAAGCGCCGTTTCTGCCGTAGTAAATCCTGCCTCTGCCTCTGTGAACGCCTGTTCCGCTGCGCCCAATCCTTCGGGGGTATCAGCCATTTTAGTTACTCCTTGTTACTGGGTTTAAGTTTACCTACTTTTAAATTAAGAAATTGAATGATCTGTTGTCCGACATGCCGCCTGCCCGCTGCGAAGCAGGATGTTCGTTCATCCGGGAACCAATCACTGTCATATGTTCTGCAGCCTATCTTTATCAAAAAATCCAATACGAGCTTCTGTTGATCCGGTGTCGCCGTTCCTTTCTCTAATGATTTAAAAGCCAACGCCACCGAACTGATCGCTGTTGCATCATTTATTTCAGATTCCCAGGTGTTATACGGCAACTTTTTATCAGACATTTAAAATAACTCCTTTGCGGTGTTCCTGAAAATCGATGCCAGTTCATCACTATATTTAAAACGCTTCTGATTAAAATTGATACTCGCAAATATATTACCGTCAGCGTGTCGCATTGACGCCGCCTTCCAATCACACAGCATCTCTACAATATCAACGATATTCATACCTTTGATGCCAGTTTCATGAATCGTAAACATATTACAGGCACAATTAGGACAACTGATCACCTCCATATCAAACCGCTGTTTACATGCGATACATTGGTATTTCTTAAAGTGTTCCGGGTGATGCCTATTATTCCTGTAATGATGATCAAGGGCGGGTTCCATGTTACTGAGAAACCCCTCGTATTCACGGCTGCCGTAAGTAGACCCTTTGAGCAGTGGCGTAAATTTATCAAACGCAGCTTTCTCCGGGTCCACCAGCTTCGACAGATCATGCTTGGCGGCCCTGGTTGCTAATTCTTCTACAATCTTAAGTAGCAAACCATAAACTTGCTGCATGTGTTCTTCCGTATCTTTCCTTGAGTCGTATATCATTGGCCTGTAACCTCCTTATTGCATTAATCCTTCCAGTTGCCCGCCGCCACCAGCTTCGCCAGCGGTCTTGACTACGTCAGCACCCTGTTGTGCTATCTCCAGCATCTGCGCTGCCTCAGCCGCCTGAGCATCCGTCTGCACCCTCTCCTCAACCTCATCTTTACCTCGCCGCCACTTGGCAGGAGATCCCATACCTTCCAGAGCATCCCGCAACGCTTCCACCGGATCAACAACGTGTCTTGCCGCCGGGTCAAGTTCCATTGCTGATAATACCAAATCCTTAGTCTCAACGAACCTCTGACCCTTAATCCTGTCCACCGCATCACGCATCGGGGACTCAAACCGGAATGTGATGTCACTCCCGTACAGGGACTCAGGCATGGATCTTGGGGAACCGAAGGCGCCGTTCGCCATCAAGATGTTAAAGGTTTTCTCACATAACTGTCCATTATATTCCGCTTCCATAGGCTCAAACAGTGGCAATGCCTGTCGTATATACTCACCTACCCGCTCAGATGCCTCATAAGCGGTCATACCCGGAACAGGAGGTGGTAGCGCAAGCTTATTCAGAAAGAACGCTTCAGCTATCATCTCACGGGTATCTGCCTGCATCTCAAAACCAACAGGCAGGTTGCCACCCTGTTTGATCTCCCGCAGCACCTCACCTAAGCGTTCATCATAATCAGCGTCAGTCCAGGTGATCCCACCCGCATAGATACTAATATCCGACCTGATCGCTTCCTGCACTGCAATCATAGGTGGATCTACGATCTTTTCCGAAGCATCCAGTAAGACACTGGCAACAGCCTGGATAAGTCGAGCATCAGGCAAAGCAGCGGTAGTTGCTGGACTAAAAGCATACTGACTACCGGATACCGTCTGCCACCTGGGGATAACATACTCACCCTCATACACACCCACCTCTTCCATGATGTGATCGTTGTCAACGTCATAGTAGATGCTAACCGTAGGTTTGTCGCCCCACTCATCCTCATCACCGTAGGTAACGGCAGGAACCTCACAGTGGCGTACATTAATTTCCTTATAAGGATCTTCCTCCAGGCACTCTTTAACCTTGGCGTGGCACTTGTCCCCGAAGATTTGATGTAAGGTCAGAGCGTCAGGTTTCCACCGACGAAATACGGTGCCGACCCTACCAATGGAATCTTCAACCCAAGCAACATCCCTCAAATGCCAACACCGATACAACAGGGCGTTCTCAATATAGTTCATACGCACAGTGAGAACAGGACTCCCGAACGCAGCCCAATCATGATCGGCTTCCTTCGTAGCACGGGTAAACATAGCAACCGGGTCGTACATGGCCCTCTTCTGGATCTTACTGGCCCACTCCAACCATTGCTGACCGGAATTATCGATGTCGTCGTCGTAACGCTTGATGATCTTAAACCATTCTTTATTCGTCGGACGCAACATGCCGCCTATCTGGTTAGCGAGATCTCTCCGGGCCAACAAAGGATAACTGGTATCAAGATTATCAGCGAACTCCTCACCCAGATGTCGAGTAACCGTAAAGTCTGCCCGCTCAGGATAGAAATTATCAGCGATCTCCTGCCAAAGGCTCATGAGGTTACCCCGGTTATCGAACAGGGCGTCACCTTGTTTTTTTAACAGTTCTAATTTTTGCATAATGTCACCCGCCCAATTTATCTTCAGTACTCAAGATCGTTGATGCCCGTCCACCACGCTTCTGCTGTTCCCGTAATGATTTGAGTCGTGCTTTCCGTACCGCTTCGTCATCGGGTAGCGGCATTACCGTAGGTTCCGGTATTGCTTTCGGTTTAGGACTTCCAAATAATCCACCCATGATATTATCTCCTTTTTTTATGCTGCCTTTCTTCCTCGATTAGTTGCTCGCCTGCTTTTCTTAACCACCGGCGCCCTGTTCGCACGTTGCCACTGATGATAATGAGATGCAATCTTACCACCACCTGTCCACGCCATTACCACGGGGTCGCCATAATCCGTTGATCGCCCCAACCGTGCGGTAAGGTCTTTCTTGGTTTCCAACTTAATGATATTCAGGTCGCTGTTGTTCTTATCGAACCTGATACTACAGAGATCGGCCCTCAAGAAATCATCAGGGGGCAACGTGATCTTACTGCCGCCAGGTTGTCCGGGATCCAGATCTTCCATAAACCGGTAATAAGTTTCCGCTCTTTTGTTATTGAACGCAATCTTACTTGATTTGGTCCGGGCGGCACTCGCTGCAGCGCCCTTATATTTAATCACAGGGATCTTATTGTTATGTAAATGTTCAAACGTAGAATCACCGAAACCACCCCCCATATCAAGTATGATCTTAGCGTCATCTCTCCGGTTCTTGATGATCTTAGCAGCCTTATCCTTACCCATCTGGGCATCCTGAGCATCCGTCACAACCAAACGGTTATAATACCCGTCATGCCTGCTGGCTATCACGAACTTATCCTGCTTACCGCCCCCGGTGTCGCTGCCCATCCCGGTGAGATCCGCTGCAAGAGCGCACATCGGTACGTCGGCAGGCGGTTCAGGTGTCCATCGGTCCATGGCCTGTTGTATCCAGTGTGTCGGAATAACCTGAAGATCGTGATCCTTCCTGACGCTAAGGAAATTACCGTCCCTGATGGCATCCCTGAGATACTTGGGAAGACCATCCTGCTGCGCCCGGTACTCCGGTGTGTTCTGGAATGGATTATCCTTAAGTCTTGCGGGAATAAATGTACGGGACATAGCCCTGACCATCAAACCGTTAATTAAATGCTCTCCTGGACTGTCAACCCAGATGTCCCTGTCCTCATCATCAACACAACACCATCGAAGCTCACCAGACTTGGTAGGCTCAGGGAAAGATGGGTCGAGCCAGGGTGCAAACATCTTAAACATCCAGACGCCTTCGTCGGATAGAGGAGGATTACTACCCAACACCACCCTGACTCGTTGCCCCGGATCAACTGAACGTACCCACCCCATGAGGGCACGGATCTGTTGCTCGGCAAAATGTGCAGCCTCATCAACGTAAAGCAGATCATGCGGACGACCCATCCACGATAACTCATCCCCGACCGTCTGTGCAGCGCCGTACTCAATGAGCTTACCGTTCCCCAGGTCGAACCGGGGAGGAGCGCTTCCGTTAAAGCCTTTCCTGGTCCCCATGATTTCAATGGTTCGATCCGTAAGGTAAGACAGATCCGTATATTTCCTACGCATAACAAGAGATCGCTGGTGGCAAACGGTAGCCAACCCCAGGCCAAGGTCGGACTTACCGCCGCCACCAGCCCCGCCGTAGAGAAGAATGTCGGCCTTACAGAAATAAGCATCCGTTTGAGGACCGGGACTTGGCATCCATAGAACACCCTTGGTCCCGTCGACAACCATCTCGGTCATCTCGGCTTGCTCTTTAGGCGCAAGACCATTAAATCTGTTAAGCAGTTCGTCAAGGTCAGTCATTACACCGCCTGTGTAGCTTTGTCACCGTTAGGATCGATAAAACCTTCAGGTGCCGTCGCTATCTCCCTGGTTGTAGGGTCCACTTCATGTATTATCGGCACCGTCGCTGGCTCAGGTTCTGCCCAAGCACTAAACAACCGTATTAAATCAGCTTTCCGAGCTTTCCTTGGGTATTGGATTCCCCGTTCATCCAGCTCTCTTTTAATCTTTCTGACTGTTGGCATATCAATCCTCCCGCAATCGTTCCAGAATGTCATTTAATTTGTCCTGAATATCATCAATCTTGTCCTCAATACCAGAAAGATTAATGGTCATAATAACCTCTGCGCCTGGAGTTTCCCAATTAAGACACAAAGTACAAGGAAAGGTTCCGTCCCAGATAAATAGCGGTCGACCGTCTTCCTCATTTACACCGGTTTGAATATACCTACCTTCAATCAAGGTTCCTTTACAAGTAGGGCACGGTTTAATGATATCCATAGTAACCCTCCCGATAAGTCTCCCGGTACCAGGAGATCCCCGGCACCGGGAGGTTATAGGTTAAGAGGTAAACTGGGAAGCGAAAGGATAATCTGCGTTCCTTTCGGTTCCGGCGCTTGAGGTCAGTTTGTTGTCAAGCCAACGGTCCGCATTAACATCCATGGCGCCAAGCGAATCTGCGCCCGGATCGGCATCCGTGACCATCCGGTTCTTTGTACCGTAAAACAAATCAGCATTATCATCAACAACCAGGCCAGTTGCGTGGATGTCGTTATCCTGAATCAACGCAGGCCATGTCGTTGTCATACCGCTGTCAGCAACAATTCCAATTGCCGCCACTGCAAGCATTCGATTACTTTGAATAAGCGCACGACCAGCTTCACCTGCGCCAAACCCGATATAATCTGTCGCAAACGTCCCGATAAACTCACATCCGATAACCTCAAGACCGAGAGATGCAGTCGCCAGGATCGCCTCTGTCACCGTTCCAATTGTAGCGTCAAAAGTACATCCGTAGAACTGAGAACCACCAACACCACTCGCTCCCGCCAACGTGAACATCGGCGCCGCCGCAGCTACCGCTGTAAAATGCATATTAATCCATCTGGTGGAATACGACTCAACTGCAGGAACGTGATGCCCGGTCAGACCAGGTTTCGAGTTGCCATTGAAAGCCCCCATTCCGATGATATCTGTCTTAGTCGGAAAGGCAACCAGGGTTTCAGCCAGTGAATCAGCTACAACAAAGATCCGGTTCCGTCTCGCCCACCACCGATTGGCGGTCAGCGCAATACTTACATTACTGGCAGCAATAGCCTCAGCTAACGTACTGTAGGGACTCTCCCAACTATCCCCCTTTCCTGTAGCGCTGACGTTCCCATCAACAAAATAATCCTCCGCTCCTGTTGGGTTTGGAGTCGGTGCTACCTGAACCCCGTCGATAATAAGATTACCATTCACATCCAACCCCATCCTTCTACCAAGAACACTTACTAAGATTTCTTTAGCCATTTGTCTTTCTCCCGTTATTTGAGTATGAGTGATCAGTATAAACTACAGGGTGTTACCACTACATTACAGCAACCCTGCTCTGCAATCACCCGGTTGTACTTTCCACTTCTTTATTCCGCAACATAAATGCAAATCGCCGCAGCGTCTCCTCTGATGTCACAACTTCCTTACCACCGGTGGTAATATCAAGTTTATCTGTATGCATTCCCAGGTATTTCTCAACCCTGGCAAGACTGGCCCCTTTATCCCAGAAGGCGTACTCATACGTCGTAATGATCTCACAGTCGCCGTTGGTGTGATACACGTTGCGGGTCTTCACCTTAACGCCCTTAATAGCCCTGGCGACTGATTCTGGGAGATCTCCCGGAGCGATAAGCGTCTCACCTTCAAAGATTTCAGCGAAATTACTGAGCGAAATTACCGCCTCTTCTCGTAAAACTCGCTCAACCGAGAGGCCAGCGTTCTTGGATCTTTTTTCTAAATTGGTCTTAAGTAGCTGTTTTATCT